ATATTGATGTGAGCTCTAAAAACGATGTATTAGATATGTCTCAAAATAATACTGATATATATGGAACGTATTATTAATTGACTTTATAACGAACTACAATACAATTGTTTTATGATTGTATTTGATAGCGATTCTCACACATATACTAATACGGAGACAAAGGATAGATATATATCTACCACAACACTAATATCTAAATATAAAGAACCATTTGATAAAGAATATCACTCTCTTAGGGTAGCTAAGAGAGAGGGAGTATCGCAGGAAATGGTGTTAGAGGCCTGGGCTGATGAGAATAAAAAATCTACAGACAGAGGAAGTCATATTCATAAACTACTTGAGAATTACGTAACTGTTGGTGAGATTCAAAGTGATTATAGATGGCTATATAGATCATATGATAACATAGTTAACACTAGTATCGATAAATTTAAAACTTTTAGTAGTGAAAAGCTCCTGTATAATCACGAGTATAAGTTAGCAGGTACCGCTGATTTAATTTTTGATCACGGCGATTTCTTTACAGTTGGTGACTTTAAAACTAATAAAAGATTTAGCTTTACTAGTCAGTACAACGAGTCACACAAGTACCCTATTGATCATTTTTCTTACTGTGAGTTCAATACGTATGCTTTACAGCTATCAATATACGCATTTATGCATGAAGAATTGACTGGTAAAAAATGTTCTAAATTAGTTGTTTTTTATCTTGACGAGTCTACCTTTAGACCTATTCATTGTAACTATCTTAAGACAGATGTTATAAACTTATTAAAACATTTTCAATTAAACCAACAACTTAATATTAAATGAATATATATTTATTATTAAATGAAAAAATCAGCTATACTCAAAAAATTAGAGAATCATATTAATTTAATATATGAAAATTTAGATAATATTTCTACCCTACTTGAAATTGATTTAGAAGATGAGGTCCTATGTGAGATGTCTGAAGACTTTAAAAAGAATATAGAGGAAGCTATATCTGAGAATGACGATACTAGCTATAATGACATAGTGGAATATATTAATGAAAACTATTAATAATTTTATGAATCCAATATTAATATTAGGTAAAGGTTATATAGGAACATCTCTATATAATCATTTAAAATCTAAAGGATTAAACGTAAAACTACTCAGTAAAGTAGATATTGATTATAATAATTATTTTACATTTAGTAACTATCTTTTATTTGAGAAACCATCCTATGTAATTAACTGTTCTGGATTTACCGGAGTTCCAAATATTGATCAGGCTGAAACTTTAAAAAAAGAGTGCTGGTACCTTAACACTCAAGGTCCGGTAGAGACAAATAAAGCTTGTAGGTCAAAAGGTATTGACTATATTCATCTATCTTCTGGCTGTAGATTTTTTATTCTCATCAGCCCAGGCTTCTAGAACCATTTCCTGTGGTACTCCCTCTCTCTTAGATACCCTAAGAGAGTGATATTCTTTATCAAATGGTTCTTTATATTTAGATATTAGAGTCGTGGTAGATATATATCTATCCTTTGTCTCCGTATTAGTATATGTGTGAGAATCGCTATCAAATACAATCATAAAACAATTGTATTGTAGTTCGTTATAAAGTCAATTAATAATACGTTCCGTAAATATCAGTATTATTCGATGACATGTCCAGAACATCCGCCTTAGAAGTATCATTAATATCGCTATTATATGTCTTGTCTTTAATTACTAGTTGACTTGCAATCTCGTGCACTGTACCTTGTGTAGGATCATAGTTTAATGCACTATGAGCGAGAGGCTCTTCATATACATTCCACTTATAATATTTGCCACCAATTTTAAGAGTAACATAACTAGTACTATTAAAGAGTAGTGTATAATCAGATGATGGTACAGTATCCTGACCGGTTGGTACAAATTCGATAACAAGCCAAGATAGGTTATAATTGCCTACTGTTAGATACATTTGACCATTAGCATATGTGTATTGGTTATAAACACTATTAACTTCTGATACTGGGCCCCAGTAGATCTTTTTACCATTGACTGTAGTTGCAGCTATACTTACAAATTTATTTTCATATACTTGATCATTAACAGGTTCCTGTGGAGCATTAGGTTCAAAAGAGTATTCATATCTCTTAGCTCTTAATCTATACACATAATGACCCATTAATGGATTCAGCGATGACACATCCTGATCTACTCTTTCTGTAATCTCAAATACTTTAGCACCTCTACCATTTGGTCTATCACATCCTAGAGTAATAACCTCTATTAGATCTCCAGCTTTTGGTTCTATAGACTGATTAAAGCTTGCATAGTTAACAGCTGGAGACAGGGTATCAGTAAAAGTTGTTATGTGTAAAAATCCAGTTAAATCATCTCCTGCTGCATATCCAAATTTAGATAGACTAATAGAATTCTCAGATAACTCAATATACATCTGTAATGAATGTGGACCATTAAATTTACTCAAGGCATCCTGACCGTATAGTGTATCTGCGTTGGCTAAATTAAAGGTATTAACATAATAGTAGATAGGTACACCGTAACTATTAATAAGGTCTTTAAACGAGTTGTCATATATTAGCTGCTCAGCTTGAAAATTACCTGGGTTGAGAAACTGCGAACACGCTTGATTTGCGTTAGCGGCAAATACACTGTTTGGATTGCAATCTTGTCTTGTAGTGTTACAGCTCATATAGTTTTACGTTTTCTAAATACACCAGTATTGCCTAATACATCTTCTGACATCTCAACCTCTACTGCAGAATTACCTAGAACCTTTGTCTCACCTGGACTAAATGTAATATCATATTTAGCAAGCAGAGCCATAAGAGGTTGCCCAGATAATTTGAGTGATTGTACTTTACCATTAATAATATTATCAATAACTGGCATTTCCACGTTACCAGCCTTATGCTTATAAGTTTTATTAGCAGTGTTCTGATTAATTCTACTTAATACTCTATTAGGATCTTTACCATTTGTCATCCTTGGATTAGTAAGCTTTGCAACATCGAGATCTTTATGATAATATTCGATAATATAATCTTTAAAAGCAATCATTATTATTATTTATACAAAAAAAGCCTAATGGCTTTCACCATTAGGCTTGTATTATTTTGTTTTATTTAGTTTATTGTTCGAAAGCTGATTTACCGGTTTTAAGGGATCCAACTTTATTACTCTTACCGTCATTATATTTTTTAGCATTGACAATAGCGTGACCATGATCACCATCATCACCAACTTTATCAGTATACTTCGATGATGCACCGCCAGAGGAGACCTTAAGATTTCCTACTTTATTGCTTTTACCATCATTGTACTTGGCGTTAACACCTGCATGACCTAATTCTTCTTCGTCTTCCTCACCCATTTCCATACCGCCCTCTTCACCCATATCCATTCCACCTTCCTCACCCATATCATCTTCACCCATATCGTCTTCACCCATATCGCCGCCTAATACAGCTCCAAGGACTTCATGAAGTTTTTCAGCAGTTGCACGATCGAGAGTGAAGGAAACTTCATCTCCTTCTTCTTCACCACCTAATTCATCATCAGGGGTTACTTCATCAAGGCCAAGAGCATCGAGGTCATTACCTTCCTCTGCTTCATCACCATAAGGATTACCAGATTGACCTCCCGGCATGCCGAAAGATTCTTTCATAACATTGGCGTATAGTCTGTCGAATACGGATTTTTGTCTCATAAAATTATTTAGGCTTTTGCGCGCTATTTTTCTACTTTCTTTTAAACTTTCTTCATCTTCTTCTTTGTTTTGATTAGCTTTACACTGAGCACAATCATCGCAATCACACCCCTCAGCTGCATGCTTACAACCCTCTTCTTCATCTTCCTCAGATAGATTGTTAATATTATAAAAATTTTCCAGCTCTTTACCTTTACCTTTTCCCTTTAAGGTTCTTCTATCAATCACCTTAGTACTAAAACCTGACTTCTCTTGAGGTCCACCATCTTTGAGAGGAGCATCTCCAATCTCATTTACCCCTTCATTTACCGTCCTTACTTTATTAAGAATACCACCATAAATATCACCTAATAAATTAAATTCTTTATTTTTAGATTTCAACATATAACTATTTATATAAAATGTCCTCTAATAATACAAAAAGTGAATACTATTTAGGAAATCCTAACTTACCTAACAAGCATTGGAAAGATGAATATACTAAAGAAATGGTGTATCATCTGAAAAAGAGTAAAGCTAATCTTTTACACTTTGCAGAGAACTTTTTCTATATTATCGACCCCGATGAAGGTAAAGTAGTAATTGAATTATTTCCTTTCCAGAAACGTATGTTACGCACTCTAAGAGATAATAGAAATGTTATTCTACTTGCTTCACGACAATGCGGAAAAACGACTATGCTATCTATATATGCTCTGTGGGTAGCTTGCTTTAATGATTATCAGAATATTATGATTGTTGCTAATAAAGAAGCAACCGCTATTGAAATCTTTAGAAGGGTAAGACTAGCTTATGAAGAATTACCGAACTGGTTAAAGCCAGGGGTAAAGGAATACGGTAAAACTTCCTGTGAATTCGAAAATGGATCACGTATCGGTATTAGTACTACGACTGGATCTGCTGCTCGAGGTGCTTCAATTAACTGTCTAATCGTAGACGAGATGGGATTTGTTGAACCACAGTCTATATTAGAGGATTTTTGGAGATCAGTGTTTCCAACTATTTCACGATCTACTAAATCAAAAGTATTAATAGCATCTACTCCTAATGGAACCGGTAATCTTTTTCATAGACTCTATGACGGTGCTGAAAAGGGAGATAATGGATTCGTTTATGAGAGAGTTATATGGTCTGATGTACCGGGTAGAGATGAAGCATGGAAGCAGGAACAGGTTAAGGCTCTTGGTAGTATGGAGTCTTTCCTTCAAGAATTTGAGGTTCAATTTTTATCTACTGGTGATTCATCTATTGATGAGGGACTATTTTATGATTTATCACAATCATGTTGTGATCCAAAAATAGTTCTTGATGAAGGACACTACAAGATATGGGAAGAGCCAGACTCTAATAAGCTATATGTAGTTGGTGTTGATATATCAGAAGGGGTAGGTATAGATGCTAGTGTTATACAGATACTTGATATAACTGATTTAAAGGCTATAAAACAAGTAGCTGTCTATCATAATAGAATGATAGCTCCTCTTGAATTTACTAATAAACTACATTCTATTTTAAGAAACTGGGGTAATCCTTTAGCAGCAGATCCAGTCGTAGTACTAATACCGATACGTGATCCATTTTCGAATTCACAGGAAGTTTTACCGTATTCCTTTACCCCTGGCTTTAACCAGTT